AATGTTGTTTTGAAAGGGTTTTACAACAGTATTCATATACAACTCGTAGGCTTGTGTTAATTCATTACGACCGCCTAACTGCCCCTCTGTCTTAACTCCAAGCAACATTGGTGATGTAACTCTGTGTCCGATCATGATGTTTTGTATGCACAACTCATTAAGGACTGTATATTGCTTGTCTGCATTGCTAACCTGTATCGGCACTATCTCTGGTTTGCTAGTAGAATCGTCAGAAAATGTCAATACAAACTTGCCAGCGTTATTTGCTCCTGCAAATTTGTTTTTAATCTGCCACTCTATTTGATCTCGTTCCTCTTTTGTAGGTACTCCGTTTGTAAAATTTATAAAGTAGCTTCCAGAAAAACCATTTGCAATGTTATTCAAATGATAGTCAGACGTTAAATTGTCCGTCATAACCCAATTAGTAGAAGCCACGTAATCTGGAGTATGGTATAATTCCATTGCAGGACTGTACAAACCTGTATAAATCAACTGTGATGCTTCTCTTCTGTCGTTCATATTGAACGCACAAATACGTTTTGGTTTGTACTCTTTCTTTCTGTACTGTGTCCAATCAGCAGAAATGTAGTACTCATGCACCTTGCCATTCATATCTGGCTTACCTATTCTCAATTTTTCTACAGGTACATGGTAAATTTCTGCAATTTTAGTTCTGTCCTTGCTCCAGATTACGTTGAGTGCGTATGCACCTTGAAGTTTTAGATCGAAAGCAACTTTTGTGAATATATCGTGTGCACTTTCTTTACTATTAAAATTGCCCAAAAACTTCGTTAGCTCTACATATTGTGCTAGGTCTCTGTTTTCTTCTGGTATTATATCGTCTCCTGCAATCATTGCAGCAGTTGCGTTTATTATCGCAGCATGAGTAGCTGAATTATTGTAAAGGTCAATAAGATATTGTGGGTACATATTACGGTAGTTGTTGTCTCCGTATTCTACCCACTCTTGTCCTGCACTTTCAACTACTTTTGGTTGTACCTCGTTAGTTAGTTTTATTCCTAAAAGTCTATTTTTCATTATGCTACTCTGTTAAGTATGTCTTCTTCAATAGCTGTTATATTAGCATCTGATAATGTTCCAGAAAATACAACAAATTCGTAAAGCTTTCCGTCCATAAGTGCACTCCCTGTAGTTTGCACGCCTATTGTGTTTATAGTTAAATTTTGATCGTAGGCAAAAGTACTGCTAGTATCTTCACAAACTAGGTTAGAAGTAATTGTTGATCCAGATTTGGTAGCACGTCTAATCTGTACAGTTGTTCCAGAGCCATTGTTAAAACAGCGTATTGTCATCAAATTAGGTGTGCCACTCGTCATATCTTCGCTCATTGTAAAATCATCGTTGTATGTAGAGCTTGTTCTTCTAAATCTAGCTTTGTTAGCTACATTTTGGAAACCAAATCGCAAAAAATCGTGTGCATTAGTTTGATTGCCTATTATTGTTTCGTTTGTATAAACATCAAGGTCGAGAGCTAAAAATATAACAAACTCGTTGAGCACAATATCTGAAGAAATATCTAGGTTGTCATCAATTCCGTCAAATTGTATGTAGCCACCTGTCGTGCTTGGCTCTTGTGCATCAGTAATTTGCTTTGCACTACGGTTATCAGTATGGCTACTTGTCCAACCTATATCTGCATCGCCATCGCTATCTTGATCCACAACCGATATGTTAGTGTTAAATTTAAACCAAGTAACAAGTCCATCTAGGCTGTCTATGCTAAATGTGGGCGTTGTAACCTTAGTTTGTAATTTTAATAATCTTGGTGCTAAAAACATATTAGTTGTTGTATCCTATTGCTACTCCAGAAGTCATTGTAATAGCTGTAACGTTTGCTAGTAAAACAGTACCTGCAGGAATAGTAGTTTGTAATGCACTTTCTCCTGTACAATTATCGATTGCAATAGAAGAAACTACGCTCTCTGTTACAAAATGAACAGCGTAAAAATCTTTTGATGTTTGTGCAGCAGTTGTAAAAACTATGCAATCGCCTTTTTTACCTAGTTGCTCAAATAGTAAATCGTTATTGTTTTTTAGTGGGTAACTCATGATTAAATGCTTATGTATTGTGTGTTATTATTTACTGTATTTGTATTATCTGTTGGTGTGTATTCTGTATATGAAACTTCACTAGCACCTGTTTTACTGAAATGCATTTTTCCTTTATGCACTATATTTTTTTCTGTAAAAGTTGAGGTGTCTGTAAGTCCGTTAGTGCCACTTTGATATACTGTATAAGTATAAAAACCATACTGCTTCGCAAAATCAATGGTTGTAGGCTCTACAATGACAAATTTGTATCGCCTAGGTGTTAATTGGTTGACAGCAATCTGTTTAAAATAACTTTGTTGGCTCATATCGTTTACAAACACGAAGTAAAAGTATGAGGTGCTAGCAGAAGCAATAGGTTGTTCTCCATGTATATCCAGAAAAACATCGTTATCAGTATCTGCTTTTAGTAATATCATTTGTGAGGTTTTAAAGTAATATATAAAATAGTATGTATTTGTTTCTTAAAACACAAAAAAAAGGGGTAAAAACCCCTCTTTTTCTGTATTATTTCAAGTATTTAGTTAACTAAGGTCAACTGTAATACCTGATCCGCCATTAAATTGCGTATTGTCAAATGGTGATGTTGTGTAATTAGCAACCGTAGCCATTGGGAAACGCTCCATGCCGCTAAATGTTAAATTGTAACCACTCATATCGCCAAATGCAGTTCCACTTGCAGCAGTACCTGTAGTCAATTCAAGTCCATTTTCTCTGCCTAGAGCAACGATCACATCGTTTCCGCCTGTTGCTACTCTAGCGTTTAACTGTACAAATACAACTAGCCTATTTTGTGCTAGTAATTTTATCTCGTTTTGATCAGCCGCAGTTAAGCCATGTAACATGAACGTTACGCTTGGCTCGTAGAAAAATGTACCATTTTCAGAGCTACCTGTTATAGTTTCTGTAAAGCTTCCTGTACCTCTTGGTAAGGTATATTTGTATAGTGTTGTAGCAGCACCCCCTACAAACTCAAGGTCTGTAATTTCTCCACTACTTTCAGTCAATACAACGTCCTCGTGTTGCACAAAGTACACAGCTTTAATACCACCTGTAGAAAATTTGCAATCTAAGCTACGTCCTTTTGTTAATTCGCATGCCATAATTTTTGGTTTTAGGTGCTATTGGCAGGTAGCCGAAACTACCTACCTTAGCTGTTATTTATTAGTCTAATCTTACAATGTCGCCACCTTGTGCGTGTTGTGTACCACCTGTAAACTTCGCTACAACTCTGATGTTGTCGCTTCCGTCTAGGTCTTGCATGTCAAGTACACGTATTTCTGTGTGATCTGAAACCAAGTCAGTTCCAAAGAAAAGGTTGCTTTTTTGAGCAGCACACATCTTATCTTCAACCATGCCAGGGCATACTGCAATTTTAATGCCTTCAAACTCTGGAGTATATTGCCCCATGTGGTTGAAAGGGAATGCAGATAATGCAGAAATAGCATTGATGTACAATCTGTAAGTAGTTGGGCTCATGTAGATATATAAATCTTCTTTAGTATATACTGCACTAGGGATAGCAGCAGCAATAACGCCTAAGTTAGCGATAATGTTACCTGCAGTAAAAGCTCCTGTAACGTTAGCCTCTACAATAGCAGCATCGTTCTCAAAGTGACCATTTCCTGCATGCATGAAACCTGTAAATTCGCCTGCGTTAGAGTCAAGTCCGTTCCAAATGTTAGTTTCTACGTGATCAGCAATAGTACCTGCTAAGTGTGAAAACAAGAAAGCTGTAAAGTCATCAGACATGCCTCTGTTGTGAGCACCTGCAGTCATTTGTGCAGCTTGCCAATCAGCAAGTAAATCTTTTTTACAAAGGTCAACGTTGATTTGCAACTCTTTTGGGTTTAGTACACGCTCTGTTAAAGTTAATGTACCTGCATCAGTAAAGTCACAAGTAGCATCTACGATCATGCCAGAAGTAGCTACCTTTGTGATGTTTCTTTTGAATTTAACATTTTCTAGTACAGTTAAGTACTCTAATGATTTTGCAGACTTTAGAGCAGCAGCAATATATTGTCCTGCGTGTTCGCCTGCGTAATTTGAAGTAATTGAAAATCCCATTTCGTTTTTATTTATTTAGGTTATAGTAAAATCTTTCTTTAGCATCTAGCTTATCGTAATCTGCTTTTGATAATTCAACTCTTTGAGTAGCAAATTTGTTAAGTGATACCGCCTTGTCTGCAGGTTGTTCTCCAAGTTCCTTAACTTGTGCAGATAGGTTTGTGTTTTCTTCTTGTAATTCAGCAATGTTTTCGTCTTTTGCTAAGTTCTCGCCACGCAACTCGTCTAGTTCTCCAGATATTCTAGCGATGTCTTTGCGTACCTCTTCTAGCAACTCTTTTACAACTGCACCAACTTCTGCAAAAATTTCTTTTTCTACTGCAGTCATTTCTTCTTTGTCGTCCTCGTACTCTTTTTCGTCCTCTTCTGCTTCTGTTTCTTCTGCTTCTGCAACTTCTAATACAACTCCGTCAGCGTCAACTGTAAACTCAACACCTGCTTCTGTAGTATAGCTACCCTCTGGTAAAGGAGTTTGCACACCGTCCTCGCTTAAAATGTTGATCACAACACCTGCTGCAAGTTCTTCTGCTTCCGATACAATAATAGTTCCGTCAGCTAGTCTGTCTTCCATCATTAGCTGCACCTCGTTTTGTTCTGTTGTCTCTTCGTCAATTCCAAGAGCAACTCTAATTCTAGTTTTTAAGTCCATTTTAAGCTCGTTTTAAACGTGTTTTTGTAATAATATATAGTAAACCCTCATTTTGTTTCGTTTTACTCTCCGTCAATTTGTTTTAATTTGGTTTGTGCCCAACGTATTCCAGAACTTCCGCCCCAAGCATCCCACATCAATCCGCCGCAACCCTCTGTATATGGTACGTCTTTATGTTGTCTGTGTCTTTCAAAACTTGCCATGCGTGCAATAGTATCTCGTGAAATAGGCGATCTGTTTGCTAATTGACGAGCACGTGTCCAGCCAACTCTTGTACCGCATTTGCTACCTGTTTTTTCTTTGAATTTTATTGCTCTTTTTGCATTTCTACTTGCACTTTGTGGGTAATCTGTGTAGCTGTTTTGGAATGCATTAAACTCTTTTTTTTTTGCCTCTATAGGTACACAGTTAGGCACTTTACGTCCGTCCTTAATTTTGTGTCCGTATGGCTCGTAACCTGCTTGACAGGGGTTAGGGTCAATTAAGTCAGTTTTTTTACACTCTTCGCAATCATCGTCTAGTAACTCTGCTAGTGTTTTTATAATATCATGATCTGCACAAGGCATGTAAACTGTTTTGCCATCTAAGGTATGCTCATGCACACCCTCGCAACCCATCTCTTTTGCAACTTCTAATGCTTCTGCTTCTGTATCATATAGCGGTAATTCCATACCATCTGCAACCATACTGCCAACTTTCGCTAGTTTTTCCATACGATCAACAAAATAGCCCTCTATTGACAAGCCTTTTAGTTCTCCGCTTTTTATTCTTTGCCAAACATCGTCATTGTTAACTCGCATACTTACAAACCATGTGCCAACAGGTAGCTCAAAACCGTACAGATTGCTCTTGTCTTTTTTGCTGTCCTCAACTATCCAACTTTCAATAGTATGCACTCCTGTTACTTTGTCCTCGTGCTGTATTGTAGCATTGTTAGTATTGTGATGTTTCATATATGCCTCTGCAGCTTGACGTACCGTGTCTGCTGAAAAATGCACGTAATACTCTTTGTCTCTTTTAGCATCGTACCTATATATCTGCTTATAAGGTATAAGAGCAGGGCTGACTAGCAACCTCTGTTCTTTGTCAACTGCAGCTAGGTTTAGGTTATTTTCTTGTGCGTTAAAGTAGATGAAATCTTGCTCTATAGCAGGATCAGTAACTAAGCTAATAGCATCAATAGCTAGTGCTTCGTTGTCTTCATCTATTACTAGCTCGACTATGTCGTAGGTATTTGCACTTCGGCACTCTGCAAGAGTATTGTACATACAATCTCCAGAGTCGCCCCATTTGTATTTTCCGTTATCGCATTTTTTACAAGGCATATTTTTTAGTTTTAAATTTTTGCTTTTTGTCTTATTTTCTCTAGTCCTTTTTGGCTATCTGTAATATCGTCTGTTACAACAAATGCTTTCACAGCACCAAGCGTAAGCCCACCAGAGCCAGTGTCTAGTGTTCCGCCACCTGCAAAACCAATACCGCCACCTGCTTCATTTATAGCAGATAGTACAGGTTTAAACATGCGAGTACTCCTTGCATTGATTACTGTTTCGCCACTACTTAATCTTGCAGAAATACTATCGCTAGTGCCTGTACCTGCACCTCGAACAAGCCCACCCCTTGCCATTTTTGGCTTTTTCAAATTTACGTTTACAACTTCTGGTTCTGGTGTTTTAGTGATTTCAGCTACTTGTTTTAATCCTGCAGCAACAGCAAGAGCAGCAAACGGTATTCCCAGAGGTACACCGAATTGTGCAAGAGCTTTCGATGCTCCTTGATATGTGTTGATTGTAGCTTGTGCAACAGCAGCGGCTTTTCCTGCTTTACTATCTGCACCAAATACAGCGATTGCATTGCTTAATCCTGTTTGCAATCCTGCCATTTTTGCGTTAGCTACTGCTTTTGCGTTTGCTATTTCTGCATCAGTATTAGCATCGTCATTAGCTTTTTCTGCATCTCTGTATTTCTTACTGATAGCAGCCTTTTGCATTTCTAAACTCTCATGTAGTAACCTCTTAGTTTCTGCATCTTCTGTTTCTGCTATTTGTCTATTTATTCTTTGCTCTAGTGCAAGCAATTCTCGTTCTTCGTCACTTTCTGCTTTTAATAATGCTAGTTCTTCTTCAACTGCATATCTGTTTTTTATAACTTCTAATTCGTGAGCTTCTTGTTCTGCACGTATTGCAGCGGCTTCGTCTTCTGCTGCTTTTCTTTTGTCTGCAGCCTCTTTACGTATTGTATTGACTTTATTGTTTAACTCTATTTGTTTGCCCACAGCTTCCTCTCGTATGTTAAATAAATCGATCTCTAGCTGTGCTAACTCGTCAAGGTCTTCTGCACTACTTTCGCTTGCATCAACTTCTGCTTTTTTAAGTGCTAGTGCTTTTTCTGCATTTGCAACCCTTTGATCTGTAAGCTCTTTTTCAATAGCAAACGCTTCTTGTGCAGCTTTTAATCTTGTTGCTCTCGTTGACTATCTCGTAATGCATTTGTAGCTTTAGCCAAACCCACCATCTGTTTTGTTTCTTTGACTATCTCTTCGCCTAATCCAGATACTGCACCTTTCACGTCTTCAAAAGCACCTTTCATATCTCCTTTGAATACCTTGACAATAGCACCACCGATTTTGCTAATGCGATCTGTAATAACAGCAACAGCGGCACCGACTGCTTTAAAACCTACCGAAAGCAGTTCTGCACCTTTTTTAGTTTGTGTCAAGTAAGTAATCAAAGAGCCAAAAGCGACTACAAGTATTCCAATACCTGTTGATGCAATTCCTAGTTTTATAACATTAAACAATGATTTCGCACCTGTTGCCATTTTGCCGCCAAACATCAGACGCATGCCGAGTGCTGCTTTTTTCGCAGTATTACCGATCAGAGAAAGTGCCTGCCCCCCTATTTTTCGCAAGTCAGCAAATTTGCCTTTTACATCGCCAATAGTAACACCAAAAACGCCAAAATTGTCAATACTAGATTTCAGTTCTGCATTAGTATCTTTGATGTTTTTCTTGACTTGTTCTAGTCCTTTTTCTGCTTCCGCAGTACTCATTTTGAGTTTAAAAATTACTTCTTCGTTTGCCATTTGCCTAGTATGATTTGATTGTTGTCTGTTTTCACTTTATTGTAGCTAGTAATAGCAGGTAGTGTATCTTTCAATGCACCAAAAGCAACGTTTATAACATCGCCTTGTAATTTAAGTTGTATGGATAATGTTTCTTTTTTATGCATATCGTGTTTCTGTTATGTTTAAGGTCACGTTCCAATGTACAGTATGTGCACCACTTTGGTTCCCTGTTACTTTTATGTAATCTGGTGTACCTGCTACAGCATTAAAACTTATTGAGTAAGCAGTCATACCGCTGTCTTCATGTGTTTGTGTAATAGAGTGTGCGATTTCTGATAGTGTGCTTGATGCATATTTGTATGTTACAATACCATGTTCGCACCATACTAAATTGCTTGTTGTTATAGCACTTGCTTGGTAGCTAAAAGTAATAACATAAGAGTAGCTTTCGTCAATTTCATATCTGTTATTTGTATAGCCACCAATAAAAAGTTCGCTGCTATCAACTCGTGTACCTGTTCCGTTGTAGTGTGCTATAACATTTCTGCTACGATTTTTGGTGTTACAAAAGCCATAAGCTATTTCGCCTCTGTTTTTACTGTAAACACCTGTACCTAGTATTATAGTATTGTCAGCATATATACTATTAGCACTGCCTAAAATTTTAGTGTGGTCTCCTTGTATGTAATTATCTGATCCTGCAACATCGTTGCGTTTTCCGAGGTGTATATTGTTGCTTCTTGAGTCGCCAACTTTTGCAAAGCTTTTAGTTGAGGAATTTCTATTAGTAAAACACTTGCTGTTTTTAAATTCAAAACCATAAGCTAGGCAGTCAGCACGTGTTCCTGCAGTTGCTTCTCCGCCTTTTGCATCGTCAACAAAAGTAACTTCGCCTGTGACTGTTTTTATTGTATGTAATTTCTTAGGCATTATACTCGTAATAATTCAATTTTAGCTGTTTTATTTCTGTCTGTGTTATACATGATTTTGTTAACCTTATATAAAACGTCTTTTATTCGTATTCTGTTCTGAAAACTGAAGTTATGTATATCAGTAGGTGTCAGTTTTATGTTGACAGTATATAAAATAGAATCGCTGTTATCGTACCTTTCATTTACAAAATCTGCATAGTACAAATTGTACAATGTATTAACGCTAGGTATCATAGGTAGCGAAACATTAACTTGCTCAATAAGCCCAAAACTCAATATGTTAGTATTAGCAGTAGCTTGTGATGGTATATCTGAATATATGTGAGCACTTGATGTTTCATTGTGCGTAGTTCCGAGGTCATCAATGTTAATACCGCCAAAGCCAGATGCGTCAATTAGTTGAGAGTTTTTATAAAACAATCTAGGTTTATTAGCAGAGCCAAGTATGTAATCTGGATAATTCTGTAATTGTTTACCGATATGCATAAAACAGCCTAGTCCGTCTTCTTGGTATTGAGTATATGCAGGTCCGAAAACCTCTAATTGCACCTCGTGTGTTTCTTCTGCATCTGGATCAATTACAACTCTTGCATCGCCATAGTTTTGTGTAGCCAAATCTCTGTAACCCTCTAAGTAATAGTCCTCGACTTCTGCAAATTTCAATGTAATTTCTTTGATCGATGGCAGACCTTGTATTTTTGCATTATTGATGTCAACTTTTTTACTCCAATCTAAAATAACACCTTGTGTAAAATCGCTGTATGGCTCTATTTTTAATTGTTTTGTGCCAATTGGCTCTGTTACTAAATTGAAAACCTTGAAAACGTCACGCACTAAGTCAGCTAGCTTTATGTCTGGATAGCATTTTCCGAGCAAAAAATTCATTGTAATATCTGATTGTACTTGAAAAGCTACTAAATTTTGTGGGTTTCCGCCCATGCCACTTGTAGCAGGTCCCGTATGAAAACGTGCACCCCCTGTTTGAAAATGAACAGCGTAATGCAAAACTTCTATTTGTGCACCAATACCTAGATTGTATATTGTACCATCAAAAATGTGTGTCTGCACATTGCCAGGAAATACAGAAGTTGAAGCTCCAGAAAAGGCAGCAAGTGCGTAATCGCCATTTAAAGAAGCATCTGGGTTGTTAGTAACCCTCGCTATGCTATAAACTTCTGCTTGACTAGGTACAGCTGCACCAGTACCGTATATTTCTTGAATTTTAATGTCGCCTAATACTGTTACGTCACCTGGTACCTGCATTGTGTATGTTTGGTTAACAGCATCAAAGCCACCTGTATCGTCTTGTATTTCTGTCATTGGAAAGTTAATAGCAGTAGCAGCAGTATTTCCAAGTACATAAGCAGCGTTAGTATTAAGATCAGCAGGTCCCCCCTCGCCTACATGCATCTGTTGTTGGTTAAGATTGCCTTCATGTAGTGCAGTACCTAAGTCAAAGTAAACATCAGTAAAAGCAGGTGTATTTAAAAACGTACTAGAAAACTGAAAACCTGCATGCTCAAAAATTTTGTCAAATATAAATTTTAAATTTAGCGAGAGTGGATATACGTTATTGTACCAATTAGCTGAAATTCTGAATGTATTTTGTGCAGGGTCTAGGTACACAGCACTATTAGCAACAAGCGGGTATAGCACCTCTGTATTTTGTGTAGGGTGACTCGTGTTAAATGTAGCAGCACTTGTTGTATCTTGTGTATCTGTAAATATACCATTAGTCCAAGAGTTGACCATGTTGTCGTAGTCATTGCTAGTACCAAAAGCATCAGTAGCTACGTCATATCCTGCAACGTATCTCATGTGATCTAATGCAGATAAATCAAGGTCGCTTAAAACGTCATCGCCTAGTGTCTGGAAAAAATTAGCAGCATCGTCATATATTACAACCTTGTAAAATCTTTCTTTGTCTTTTTCTACAACGTCAAGCACACGCAAAAAACCGAGCATTATGTTGTGTCCGTCAACTATAAGCTCTGCTTCGTAATTTTTGTTTGGATCAAATGAAGAAGCAGTAGTATATCTGCTAGGCTCGTAAAAATGGTTGAAAATTCTATTGTTTTTAGTAGTAGCAGGTAACTGAAAATCTTTGCTGTAACTTGCGTTCTTAGCATCTTTGTCAAAAATATCGTCTATATTGTAAGTGATATTGATGTTTTCATCTCCGATAGTATCAAGAGTATGCTTGTTTCCGTTTATTGTAACAATCAATTCTATCATGTTCTTTGTACTCTGTAATCGTGTCCAACTTCTAGCTCTAAAACATATTGTATTAGCTTGTCGTTTGCTCTAGTTCGTACTACGTAATCCTTTTCGTTA